TTAAAGGTTTATGATAAGTTTAATGATCAGTACATTAAAATTCCTGCTGCATCATCAACAGCTGGTATCATGGCTGCAACAGACCTGAACAGAGCCGCATGGTTCTCACCAGCAGGTTCTCGTCGTGGTCAGTACTTAGGTATTACTGCTATTGAGTATTCTCCAACAAAATCTCAGCGTGATACATTGTACAAAGCCAGTGTTAATCCAGTAGCTAACATTGCAGGTCAAGGCGTACTTCTCTTCGGTGATAAAACGAAGCTTGGTCGTCCATCAGCATTCGATCGTATTAACGTACGTCGTTTGTTCCTGCTGCTTGAAAGAGCAATTGGTAGAGCTGCAGAACAGGTTATGTTCGAGTTTAACGATGAGTTTACTCGAGCAGAATTTGTCAACATTGTTGAACCAGTACTTCGTGAAGTCAAAGGACGTCGTGGTATTACAGACTTCCGGGTTGTTTGTGACGAAACAAACAATACTGGTGCTGTAGTAGATCGCAACGAGTTTATCGCTAATATCTTTATTAAGCCAGCTCGCTCGATCAACTTCGTTACTCTAAACTTTGTAGCTGTTCGTACCGGTGTTGACTTCGAAGAAGTCGTAGGCACGGTGTAAGGAGGTAAGAAATGGCTATCTTAGGAGTAGATGACTTTAAGTCAAAGCTAAGAGGTGGTGGCGCACGCCCTAATCTCTTCCAAGTAACGATCAACTATCCAGGTTACGCCAATGGCGATCCTGAACTTACATCGTTTTTGGTTGAAGCTGCAGCATTACCTGGTTCCACAATGGGTCAGATCATAATGCCATTTAGAGGCCGTCAGGTCAAAATGGCTGGCGATCGTACATTTGCGGAATGGACAACTACGATCATCAACGATACAGACTTTGCAATTCGTAATTCAATAGAACGTTGGATGAACGGTATAAATGCGCATTCGCAGAATACCGGATTAAATTCACCTATTGCTTACGAAGCAGATCTTAAAGTTGAACAGCTTGATCGTGACGGTGCAATTCTAAAGACCTATACGTTCCGTGGTGCATATCCACAAGATCTTTCAGAAATCGCGGTCTCATTTGGAGATAACGATAATATTGAAAGATTTACATGTACATGGGCGTATCAGTACTGGGAATCAGGCACAACCAGCTAAGATAAATAGTAGGAAGGGCGGGAAAGGCTCGCCCTTCCATTATTAATTAGGACGTGAATATGGCAGAACAAGCTAATCCAGGTGCAGAGGGTATTAAACTCTTTGGATTTGAAATTAAGAGAGCGAATAAAAAAGAAGAAGATAAGAAATTACCTTCTATCGTTCCGCCGCGTGATGATGAAGGTGGTAGTTATGCCACAGCTTCAGGTACCCATTATGGTCAGTATCTAAATCTTGACGGCGATGATTCAAAAGATAACTACCAATTGATTATGAAATATCGCGGCAACGCGATGCATCCAGAAGTTGACAACGCTATTGAGGACATTGTCAACGAATCAATTACTGGCAGCGAGTTAAAACAAACACTTGAATTGAACCTCGATGCAGTTGAAGTACCAGATAGAATTAAAAAACTAATAAGAGAAGAATTCGATAACATCTATAGTATGTTGAATTTTAAGGAGCTAGGACACGATATTTTTAGAAGGTGGTATGTTGACGGTCGTCTTTATCATCACCTTGTAGTAAATGAAACTAATCCAAAACTTGGTATACAAGAAATCAGACCTATTGATTCTGCAAAAATGCGTAAAGTCAAAAAGGTCAAATACAAAAAAGATCCTGTTACAGGCGCAAAACTTGTTGAAAAGACCGATGAGTTTTTTATCTATCAAGAAAAACCAGGTCAATCAACATCTGGCGTAAAAATGACGGTTGATTCAGTATCTTACGTAACTTCAGGTTTATTGACAGAAGATCGTAAGAAAATTGTATCACATCTTCATAAGGCGTTGAAACCTATTAACCAACTTCGCATGATGGAAGATGCACTTGTTATCTATCGTCTTGCAAGAGCGCCTGAGAGAAGAGTCTTTTATATTGATGTTGGTAACTTACCACGTGGTAAAGCTGAACAGTATATGAAAGACATTATGGCAAAGTATCGTAACAAGCTTGTATACGACGCAAGGACTGGAGAAATACGAGACGATCGTAAACATCAGTCAATGCTTGAAGATTTTTGGTTACCAAGACGTGAAGGTGGAAGAGGCACTGAAATCAGTTCTCTTTCAGGCGGAGAAAATCTAGGACAAATTGAAGATATTGTTTACTTTCAAAAGAAAATGTATCGTTCGCTAAATGTTCCCATTTCTCGTCTAGATACTGAGACGGTACAAGGTATTCTTGGTAGATCAACAGAGATTAATCGAGACGAACTTAAGTTTCAGAAGTTTATTGAAAGACTTCGCGCAAGATTTTCTCACCTTTTCTATGGCATACTTAAAACTCAGCTAATGATGAAAGGTATTATTACTGAAGAAGATTGGAATTCATGGAAGAGTGATCTTACAATTGATTATCAAAAAGATAATCACTTTGCTGAACTTCGTGATGCGGAAATGTTGACTAACAGACTTGAAAGTTTAGACAGAGTTCAGAATTATGTGGGTGAATACTTCTCGAAAGAGTGGATCATGAAAAATGTCCTACATCTAACAGACGATGATATCGAAAGAATGGCAAAAGAAATCAAGGGTGAAGACCCTGATGACAATGAAGGAGACTCTGATGAGTGAAGCAGTGAAGGACCTGATTCAACAGGCGCTTGACCAAGATTTTAATAAGGCAAATCATACATTTGCTGATGTCATGACAGTAAAACTGTCTGATGTACTAGATCAAGAACAAATAAAACTTGCAGATCAAGTTTATAACGGCGTAGATCCAGAAGATGAAGAAGAAATTGATGATGATCAATTAGAACTTGACATTGATGGAGACGAAGAAGATGACGAAATGGAGGTGGAGGACGAAGAGGAAGAAGAGTCCGATACTGATGCTGAACTCGGAATGGACGACGGAGATGAAACCGACGAGGATGATGGACTCGAATGGGATACCGAAGATGATGAAGATGAAGATTCTGAAGAATCTTGATCTAAGTAAAAAGTAATAAAAGTATAAATAATCGTAACTAACTAAAACAGAGGATAGCTATGGCAGTATTTTTTACACCTCTTGGAACTCAGGAAAGTGCACCTACAACTAGTGGTGCAGCGACAACTGTTGGTAATGCTCAGGTTGTATATGTTGTGAACACGTCAAGCACCGCCTATCTTGTTACTTTAGAAGAAGCTGACGGTACTGATATAGGCTCATTTACAGTACCAAGAGACGAATTTTTGTTTATCCATAAAGGAAAATTTGATAAGATGTTTGCCGCGAATGCAGCAATTAAATTTACAAAAGCTAGTTATCCTAGAGGTTAATATGAAACTTATTGCAGAATACACCGAACAAAATCTCGAAGTCTTAACAGAGGCTGACGAGAAGGGCAACAAGAAGTATGCCATTGAAGGTGTCTTCATGCAAGCAAATAAAAAGAATCGTAACGGTCGAATATATCCAAAGCTGATTTTGGATAAAGCTCTGAACAAATATAATACAGAGCAAGTAGCCAGAGGTAGAGCTGTAGGTGAACTTAATCACCCTGAAGGACCGACCGTTAATTTAGACAAGGTTTCTCACAAGATCGAACGCCTAGAATTTAAAGGTGACGATGTTGTGGGTAAGGCGACTATTTTGGAAACTCCAATGGGTAAGATTGTAAAAGGTCTTCTCGATGGCGGTGTTCAGTTAGGCGTCTCGACTCGTGGTATGGGAAGTTTAGCACGCGAAAATAACGCAATGATTGTACAGCCTGACTTTATGTTAAATGCTGTAGACATTGTTCAAGATCCATCCGCTCCTAATGCTTTTGTTAATGGGGTTATGGAAGGAGTTGAATGGGTTTGGAACAACGGTATTATCGAAGCTAGACATATTGAACAAATGGAGACTGAAATTAAGAAAGCTCCACGTGCCGATCTCTATGAGACACAGGTTCGTGAGTTTAAGAATTTCCTCTCGTTACTTAAAACTAAATAAACAAGGAGTCAATTATGACTGATGAAAATCAAATCGAAGATCAGGATGTTGAACTCCATGACGAAGTAACGGACGAAGTCGTGGAAGAAGCTCATGATCCAAAAAATGCTGAAGCTCAGTCAGTCGCAAGTGTAGACAAAGCTGGTGACGCAACAGGTACAGCGCCAAAACGTAAAATGGCTGGTGGAACTGCTGCAGATAATACAAAGCAAGATCCAATGCCAAAGACTAAAGCTGGCATGATTAACGCCATGTATAAAGAGATGTCAAAGATGAAGAAAGAAACATTGGCAGCATCTTATCACAACATGATGAAAAAAGAAGACGTAGATGTTGATGAAGGCGAAATAATCGCTGAAATCGATTATCAGGTCGACTTCTCACAGGATCTCAACGCTCTTGTGGAATCAGAAGCTACACTTTCTGATGAGTTTAAGCAAAAAGCAGAAACAATCTTTGAAGCAGCAATTAAGTCAAAGCTGACTGAAGAGATTGATCGTCTCGAAGAAAAGTACAACGAAGAACTGGCAGAAGAGATTGAATCTACAAAGTCAGACCTCGTTGAAAAGGTCGACAACTATTTGAACTACGTGGTCGAGCAGTGGATGGAAGACAATAAGTTGGCTGTCCAAACTGGTCTACGCACCGAAATCGCTGAGAAGTTCATGAACAATCTAAAAGATCTGTTCACAGAATCTTACATCGAAGTACCGGAATCAAAAGTTGATTTGGTTGACGAATTGGCGGCAGAAGTAGAAGAGCTTGAAGAAGCACACAATACTGCTATCGCAAAGCAGCTTGAAATGGCAACACAACTTGAAGAGTATCAGCGTGCAGCAATTATCGCTGAAGCATCTGATGGTTTGGTTGAAACACAAGTTGAAAAACTTAAGAAATTGGCTGAAGACATTGATTTTGACGATGAAGAAACTTTCACACAGAAAGTTGCTACAATCAAAGAGTCATACTTCACCAAAAAGTCCGCTGAGTCTGCTGACATTGAAGAAGATGCAAGTGATGACAGTATCCAAGCTGTATCTTCCGATACAATGGCTCAGTACCTTTCTGCAATCCAAAGAACTAAGAAATAATTTGGGAGTCCAAAATGATTCAAAACACAGTCTCATATGACACGTTGATGGAGAAATGGGCACCTGTACTGAACGAAGAATCAGCAGGCGCAATTCAAGATCAGCATCGTAAAGCAGTAACAGCTGCAGTGTTGGAAAACCAGGAACAAGCACTTCGCGAAGAAGGCATGATCATGGAAACTAACGATACAGCAACTGTTACTTCAGGTACAACCGCTAACTGGAACCCAGTATTGATCGCACTCGTACGTCGTGCAATGCCAAACTTGATGGCATACGACATCTGCGGTGTGCAGCCAATGACTGGTCCAACAGGCCTCATCTTTGCGATGAAGTCTCGTTTCCAAACAACAAAAGACGGCGCCGGTGTAGGTGATGAAGCACTGTTTAACGAAGCAGTCACTAACTACTCAGGTGATTCATCAACAAGCTCACAGACAACCGATCCATCAGGTCTCTCAGGTCTGACAGACGGTGACGGTGACTCAACAATTAATGACTCACGCGGTGATCCACGTGGCACGATCGATCCACATGATACAGCAGAAGCTGAAGCATTAGGTGGTTCAGGTCAGCCTCAGTTCGCTGAAATGGGTTTCACAATTGAAAAAGCCACAGTGACCGCAAAGTCACGTGCACTGAAAGCAGAATACACTCTGGAACTGGCACAAGACCTGAAAGCAATTCATGGTCTGGACGCTGAGACAGAGCTGGCAAACATTCTGTCAACAGAAATCATGGCTGAAATCAACCGTGAAGTTGTTCGTACAATTAACTCACAAGCCAAAACTGGTGCAGGTACAGCTAACACAGCAATCAATGGTATCTTCAACATTCAGACAGATGCCGATGGTCGTTGGTCAGTTGAGAAGTTCAAAGGTCTGATCCTTCAGATCGAGCGTGAAGCAAACACAATCGCAAAAGAGACACGGAGAGGAAAAGGCAACTTCATGGTCTGTTCTTCTGACGTTGCCTCTGCTCTTGCAGCTTCAGGCATGATGGACTACACACCAGCAATGTCAACAAACCTTAACGTAGACGACACAGGTAACACCTTCGCTGGTGTACTGAACGGTCGTATGCGCGTGTACATCGATCCTTATTCAAACGGCGATTACATCAACGTTGGCTATAAAGGCACAAACCCATACGATGCGGGTGTATTCTACTGCCCATACGTACCGCTCACAATGGTACGTGCGGTTGGTGAGGACACATTCCAGCCAAAGATTGGATTTAAGACTCGCTACGGCATGGTCTCAAACCCATTCGTTGGAGCCACACCTGCAAATGGTCTTGCAACAGCAAAGACCAACCAATACTACCGTATCTTCCGCGTGGACAACATTCTCGGCGCATAAGGTATACAAATACTCAGAGAGGCGGCTTTGGCCGCCTCTTTTTTTATCTAAACTTGTATAAATAGTTACATGGCACTTACAGAGAATTTTAATTATCTTCAACCGACTAGTTTTAAACTGGTGGTTGATCGCAAAAACTTTCCAAATCTTGAGTTTTTTGCTCAACAGATTACCCATCCTGGGTTAATTATGCCAGCCGCAGAAATGCCTGTCAGGCGTATGCAATCCATTCCGTTTCCAGGCGAATCTCTAACAATTAATGAATTGTCAGCAACTATTCTTCTTGATGAAGATTTAAAAAGCTACAGTGAAATGTATGAATGGATTCGTAGAAATCAAAGAACAAATATGGGTAATCAAAAG